GCTTTATTGACTACACTTTTACCAAAACTATTTAAGTACCTTTCTAAAGCTTTCACTACACACTAGCTACAAATATTTCTACATCTAAAGTAGCAGCAGGTTGTACTAGTAATGCTTTTAAATCAGTCAAAGTACCAAAGCTAGGGGCTACATCAGCTTCTGATAACATTACATCTTCTGCTGCACATAAAATATGAGATTCACCTGCTTTCAATAATATCTGATATAATGTTGTTACACCTACTACTGCTAATTTTAAAGTATTTGTAGCATCTAAGTTAGTTATCCTTATATATCTAACATCTTCTTTATCTATTTGAACTGCTGAACCATAAGAGTTTGCATCAAAAGTTGCTAGGTGTGTCGTTTGCTCTAAAGTACAAGTAACAATTCTTTCATATACGTTATTTATACCTGTTGTTGTTACTGTGTTTGTAGTACCTCTAACTGCACCATTTAATACTACTGATTCACTAATTGTTGTTGTTAAATCCGCCATAATTATTTTTTATCTATTTGTTTTAATTTATTTATTGCCCAATTAATACCTGATGTTCCTCCCCAACCTAACCAAGCTACATATCCTTTGTCTTTCCAAGGTGTAGATTTAAAATCAGGATTAATCTTTGCGTTCTTTTCGTGCCTTTTAAATGAAGCCATTCTAGCAATAGTATCTCTACTTATTTTAGATTTTCTTGCTAATTGGTTTGCTCTAGTCCAACCTACTCTAGTCATTCCTTTTACTTCATCTCCGTGTTCCTCTCTCCATCTTAATACTTTCTTTGCGTTGTTACTTGCACTTTGAGGATAGTCATTATATGTTTTAAACTTAATACTTATTTCTTCTAGCTTTTCTAATATATCTTCGTAATTCATAATTTGTATGTAATCTTTGGTGGTATTAATTGTATTGTTAATTTTCCTATTTTAAATTTAAACATTAATGTATTGCATCTGTTGTGGCTTGTGGTGCTATGCAAGTATTATAATTATTTTCTATAATAATTGGTAAAGTAAACACCCAACCTGTTACTGAATTATCAAATCTTTCTGTAAAGGGTTCTATCGTTATATCGCCTTCTGTAAAGTATTTAGGTATAGCATTAACACCTTGATTAGATAATAATAAGCTTTCTCCGTTTTTAAATGTTCCTATTAAATCGTTACAAATCTGTAGACAATCTGATAATACTTCTTGTTCGTTAGATTGGTCAGGAAATACTAAGTCCATAATAAACACCTGAAAGTTTAAAGTCATTTCGTGTGTACCTGCTATTGCGTTTATTGGATTAACAAACATTAAAGGAAACATAGTGTTCTTTTCTAAGTCCATTTCATAAATATCTCCTGATTCTACAGTTTTTATTTGATAATGGTTAGCACCTAATTGTTTTAAGGTGTCTATCGTATTGTTGTAATCTTTAAAGTATGTCATCTTTGTACTGCTTTAGTTTCGTTTAAATCTGTTTCATAAGTAAGCCAAGTTAGGCACTCATATAAACTTAAATTAGTAATTCTTTCTAAATTAATTATCTCACCATTAGTTAATCTGTACATCACACCGAACCAACCCCACTTGTCGGCAAATTGTTCATCTGCACTTTGTTTAATATCATCTGACTGCGTTCCATTAAATACTGCGGCAAAATCATTGACAACTCCTTCCCTAAAGTCCAAAAAAAAACCAATGCATTGTTTACATCTTTTGCTTTCATTTTTTTAAATTTCTCTGCCCTCATTCTTAAATCACTTTTACCGTATGCTTCTATTGAATAACTACTACCATCTTTTTCAATTATTGGCCTGTATAATACTGCCATTAGCTTAGGCAGGTTACTTTCTATACCATCTTTTAAGTATGTTTCTATATCTGCATATTCGCCAATAGTGATTTCTTCAAGGTTTGGGTGAAAACCGTACTCAACATCATTTATTTTAATTATTTTATTTAATTTACTATTTGTGTTTTCCTGCAACTTTGCAATACGTTGTAGTATATTAGCTACATCAGTTATGCCTAATTCTTCTACTAATTTCTTAGGTATGTCTGACAATATATTAATTGTATGTATTGCTTCTTCACTTTTGTTGTTATGTTTTTTACTTATTAATTTAACCCACTTGTCAAGTGTTACATCATTCCAACTGTTTATCATTGTGTAAACACTTTCTTTGCCATCTTTATTTATTTTCAATCGCATAATATATAATAGAATTATTTGTTTTTTAGTTTAAAATTGTTATGTTTGTCCTCGTTTTCAAAAAGTTTTTGTTTTTCAAAGGTGTAATTCTTAGGGGTTGCACCTTTTCTTATTGTACAAAATACTTACCATAGTTTGCATCTAATTCAAAAAACATTCTCATAGCTAATGCATCAGAATAATCAGGAGAACGTCCTATAATATCTTTTACTGTTTCTTTAGGTATAATTTTTAATTTGTTGTCTTTGTCAGCATCTTTGGTTCTTACTTGCTCAAGTTCTTCTATAATGTGGTTTTTCATATTTATATCATTACATTCAATACCTACTTGTGCAGTATTAATCATATCAGCTAATTTGTAATAACATTGTGTTTTGAGGTTTTGGTAGTTCTCGCCTTTTAATGCTCTTGAATTATTTACAAAACCCCTGCAACGCATATAATCTTTAACCCCACCACCAACACCATCTTCATCAACAATTATGTTAGTTAATCTAACTGCGTACTGTTGTTGCAATAACCTTATTTCCTCTACAACCTCATTTATAGCCGATTTAAGCAAACTTCTTATCTTTTTAATATGAAGGCCTTCCCAATACATTATAACTGTTTTATCGCTTCCAAAACGAGCCACATCACAACTTATGTATTTTTCGCCTTGTTTTCCTGTTTGGTTAAATAAGTTAAGTATAGCATCATATTCTATTAATGAATCTTTAGTTGCATCATATTCCCAATTACCATATAGTAATCGTTGTTTGCTTAACTCATCAAGAGTGAGTAGTTGTGATTTATAATGCTTAGAAATAAATTGATTGTCATCAACTAAGCTTTGTATAAATCTTCTGTGTGGTTTTTGTACCCCTTCTTTAGCAGGTTTGTAGTATTGTGTATAAACCCAATTCTTAGCAGGATTGCAAGTCATTAGTAGCTTAGGTATTAAACCGTAATCATCTAACTTGTAACGCATTCTTGAAGCTACTATGTTTTTTGCTTTTTCTGTTATTTGGTTTGCTTCATCAATAAATGCAGCAGTAATTTCAAGTGAGCCTAAACTATCAAAGTTCCTGTCTGAGGGGTAAAGGAAAAGGTCTTTAAGTATTATTTCACTACCGTTGTAGAATTTAATAATATTAGAACCTGCGTTGAAATTGTAGTGCTTGTTTGCAGTTATACCCCATGTTTGACAAACTTCAAAAAAAGTATTGAGTGTTGTTTTCTTTAATGAATCTAACTTACTCCTACCCATTAAGTATCTTGTCTTTGGGTGTTTAATACATAACAATATTAACCAACTACAACCAACCCACGATTTACCACCACCTGCTGCACCACCGAATAACACTTCTGTTGTTTGTTTATCAAATAAGTATTCAATGGCTTTGCCCTGTGTTATAGTAAATTCAGTATCAATATTCAACCCCTTTAATGTTTACATTAATTTTAATAGGTTCATCTCCTGATGATAAATCTAATTCGCTGCGTTCAACGTAACCTCTTTTCTTGCCTTTAGTTTTTAAAAAGAATATAGTGGCCGAGGTGTTTCCATCACCTATTTGTTTATGTAATTGGCTTTCACCAAAATCTAGTGCTATGTTCTCAATATCTTTAACTGCCTTTGCAAAATCTTCATCTTCGTTTAACCATTTGTAATATGTTGAACGTGGAACATCAGCAGTCTTACAAGCCACCGTAACAACACCCAATGATTTTTCTAATGCCGATAACATTGATTCCTTTTTTATGTGTCTATCTTTGTTCATTTTATAAATCTTTAAATGCTTTTAGAGGATAGAATATTAATGAGTTTCTGTAACCATCATCAGCTATAGGTTTTATTGGTGTTACTCCGTGTACGTTTCTCCAAGCAGGATATACTAACATAGAGTTGTCAGCTTGTTCAAAGGTTGCGTTATAGTCAGGTACGTTTAAACAACCACCATTAGCATTGTTTCTTTTCGTAAGGATTATGTTTACTGTTCCTTCTAAGTTTCCTGTATCTCTGTGAAATGGTGCCGAGATATTGAAGTTAGATATGCTGCTTGTAAACATATTACCAAACTTCCAATCTTTTTTAATTTCTTTAAACAGTTCTATTTGCCTGTCGTATATTTCAGGTGTTAATTCTTTTACTATTTTTTCAGCTTCAACACAGGCTCCCCACATTGCTTTGATAAATGTATTTGCCTTTGGTTCTCTGTGTACTGATGATATTGTTGGGTAAGGCCTACGCATATGTGGTTTAGGTGGTATTGAACCAAGTATAGCACTCATCTGTACAGTACCCATTGCTTTAGCTTCTTTTCGTGTCATTCCTTTTTTATATTTATTAGCAAAAACATCACTTCTTTCTAATAATGACTTAGGCACATTATCACTTTTAAACTCTTTATTGGCTATATCAATT